CTCCAGCGCCGGGAACAGGCTCCCGTTAATCCAGCCGAAAGCAGCGGACGCGCCCTCAGCCACCACGCCCATGAAGTCTGTCAGGGCGGGCTTGATGCGGTCCACGATCTCCATACCGCCCGTGACGAGCGCCGCCTGGAGGTTGCCCCACGCGCCCTCAATCGTGCTGGTAGAAGTTGCAGCCTCCCGAGCCACGTCGGTGAAGCCAAGGTCCAGAATCGCCTGGTTGAATTCCTGGGCGGTGATCTCGCCCTTCGCCATCGCATCACGGAAATTCCCCGTGTATGCGCCGTTTTTGAGCAGTGCCTCCTGGAGCTTGCCGGACGCGCCCGGAATCGCGTCGGCCAATTGGTTCCAGTTTTCGGTGGTCAGTTTTCCCTGACCGGCGGTCTGGGTGAGCACCATTCCGACCGACTTGAATGTTTCGGCGTTACCGCCCGCGACCGCGTTCAGGTTGCCCGCCGCCTCAGCCAGCTGGTCGTATCCTTCCACGCCGTTGGCGGCGAGCTGGGCCGTAATGTTCTGGATGTCGGAAAGCTCGTAGACCGTGTCGTCGGCGTACTTCTTCGTACTAGCGGTCAGCTTCTCGATCTCGTCCGACGCGACACCCGCAAAACTCAGGGTGTTCTTGAATTTGTCGGTCGCGTCACTAGCCGCCAGGGCCTCGCGCGCAACGTCGGCAAAGCCAACCACTGCACCGATAGCGCCCATAGCGCCGAGGGCAAGCGCACCGGCCTTGGCCGCGCTCTTGAAAGCGCCGCCAAGGCCGGACTCGATCTTCTTTTCGGCGGGCTTGGTATCGACGTCGCCCAGCTCCTTGCGGACGGAATCGTTCAGGCCCTTCAGGGACGGCGCGATCTGAATCCACGCCGTGCCCAGGCTAAAGCCGTTTTCCGCCACGTCAAGCTCCTAACTGTGCGCCGCGACCCACCGTCGCGCCCGTTCCTCACGCCTCTGGGCCTCCGCCTCCGCCCGCTCGAACCAGCCAGGCTCAGGCGGGGCGACCGGCTTGGGCACGTCACCCTTCTTGCCGCCCAGGGACGTAATGATTATACCCTCCAGACGGTGGTTAGCGGCGAAGGTCGCCGCCACCTCGTCCGTCCAGGCCGCTGCTCCGCCCATGCGTTTGCGGAGCAGCGACCCGGAGGGGAGGTTGTCGATCAGCACCTTGACACGTCGGAGCGACAGGCCGCCGGTGAAAACCTCCGTCAGGTCAAGGTTATATGTCATCTGGAAGTCGGCCTCCAGCACCTCCCAGTGGTCCTCCAGGAAGGTGGCGAGGCCTATCAGTTTCCCCGGCGCAGGGACTGGAAAACCGACTGGACAAATTCGACCACCTTGGAGTATCGGAGCTTGCCGGACTCCTCGCGGAGGGCGTTCAGCGCTGCGTCGCGCTCGCCCTCATCCGGGATAAGCAGCTCCAGCATCGGGCGATAGTCGCCCTGCTCCATCGCCACCATTGCGTCAAAGTCGTCCACGTCGGTGGGGTCAACGTCCAGGGCAACGCCCATCACCTCGACGTGGACGGGCTGGGGCGCGCCAGTGTCGCGCTTGGCCTGGGCCTCGCGGCGCGCCAGCTCAGCGGCGGAGGGTGCCTTGGTGGCCTTGCGGGCGGCGGGCTTGCGGGCAGTAGTGGTCTTGGTAGCCATGATGATCTGTTCTCCTAAAATAGGCTATCGATTAAATTGTCTGTTCTCCAGGGGGTGTGATGCCCACCCGCGCGCCGGGAGAACANCGGGTGGGAGACCAGGGGTCAGACGACCTTCAGGCCCTCCTCGTCGGTCAGGAGGACATAGCCGTCCAGGACCTCGAGGTTGTACTCGTACACGGTCAGCTCACCGACCTTGTACGAAATGTCGCTACGTTCGCCCAGCTCCAGGCGCTTGAACACGTAGCGCCTCTGCTTTCCGGTGGACACGTCGAACAGATCGGCAACGCCGACGAGGCCCTCGACCTTACGGGAGGTGGAGACCTCCATGCGGGTGATCGAGGACGTGCCAGCCGTGACCTTCTCGGTCTTCAGCACGCCCAGGTAACGCTTCAGGAGTTCCAGCTTGGACTCCAGGAGCGAGGCCTTGAACGTCGTGGACGACTCGGACATGTAGGTGCGGACAACGCCGTGACCCTGATGGCCGCGAACCTTGTCCACCGAGTCGGACATGCCCAGGCCCATGCCATCCTCGGACAGCCAGCCCACGTCGATCATGCCCGCAGGCATGGCGGTGGTCAGGTTGGTGATGGTGGAAAGGTCGGTCCCGGCGGGACCGAGCCACAGCGTGTCCTTCTCGGACCCCGCCATGAACGCAAGATCAGCATTAGTATTGCTCATGCTGCAACTCCTAACTTCGCAGTGACTTGGTACGTCGCCGTGTAGCGACGCATATCCGTGTCGGGGTCGGGCAGCTCCGCCGGAGCGGGAGACTGCACGACGGCCACGGGGCCGTCCGCACTCGGGAGAGCGTGAACAGCATCCCCTACGCGGCGGGCAAGCTCGCCCGCCCACCACGAGGTAGGCGCGTAGGAGTCGATGGTGATCTGGGCGGTGTACAGCACCCGGTCATGCTGACCGGGGCCTCCCGTTGCCAGCACGAGGACGTAGGGATGCGGGTCCTCCTCGGTGGAGGGGCGCACGCCGCCCACCGTGGTGCCCGCCAACTCGCCCTCAAGGCCCTGGACGACACCAGGGCGGTTCAGGTAGTCGATCACCAGCTTCTGGAGATCGGGGAGTGGGTGGCTCATCGTTAGCCCCTTCCTACGGCGCGTTCCAGCACGTGGTCGCGCGCCTGTCGCTTACGAGCCTTGTACGTTTCCGGGAGGACGTAGGCGCGGGCGCGATCCTTACCGACGCGCACGCCCGAGGTGAAGCCCTCACCGGCGCGCGAGGCGACCTCCGCCGCCTTCCTGGCGAGCAGGGCCTGCACCTCCGACCCCTTCAGGATGGCCTCCGCCGTCCGCTTGTTCGGCTTGAATTTAACGCTCACGCGGGGCCTCCTTCCTGAGTCGCAAATATACCCCCAGGGGGTACCCTACCAGGGAGCCGACCGGCTCCCACACGCCACCACGCAGACGCACCCGGTCACCAGGCAGGACAGAGGCCGGAGCCTCGTCCCGGTTATCCCAGTAGATCGTCACGTCCTCGCGCGTCCCGTAGTCCTCGCCCGTGCCCTCGCGGTTCTCGGACTCCGTGGTGGCGACCAGGACAGGGGCCAGCGCGATCTCCTGAACGTCGTGCGCGCGGAAGGCGACCCCCAGGGGGTCGCGCTTCGGCTCCGCACGACGCAGCAGCGTTGCCGGTTCCTTCCAGGCATCCATGACGCTCACGGGCGACCCCCAAAAAGGGTGTCCGCTGACCCGAAAAACGAGGCCGTGGCCCCGTTGATGTCGTCGCGGTCCTGCCTCGTGAGGAACATGTCCCCGCTCGGTGTAGACCACGACGTGGACATGGTGAACGGGCCGGTGGTCTGGGTGACCTGGGAGGCATCCCCGGCCACGCCCGCCGGACGCTGACGCAGCGCGCGGGCGACGACGCGGCACACGACCGCCGCCCGCACCGACTCCGGAGCGCCCTCCCAGCCCGCACAGCGGTGCCGGATGAGGTCGCTCGCATCCTCCAGGAGGACCTGAGCGCGCGCCGGGGCCGCGTCCACCACCCGAAGGTCCTCGGGGGTGAGACGGTCGCGCAGATCGTCAAGCGTGGCGAAGGCGGTCACGTCAGACCAGCTCCTCGTCGGCCTTCTTGCCCTGCTTCTTGCCCGGCTTCTCGTCCCCGGCCTCAGCCTCGGGAGCGATCAGACCCAGGTCCTCCGCGCGAGCCGCCAGCTCGCGGACCTCGCCCGCCAGCTTCTCGTCGGTAACTGTGGCCGACCCCTCGGTGAACTGGACGCTGCCCGAGGGCAGGACCAGGAGCAGCTCAGGGTAGATGCTTGAGTAGATGTTCACGGTGTGTTCTCCTCACAGTTGGGCCGGAGGCGGGGCCGATGCTCAAGGCCCCGCCTCCGGAGTCGATCAGGAGAGCTTCAGCTTGCCGTGGTGCTGCTCAGCACCATACCGCAGGCCAATCTCACCGTACAGCTGCACCTTGTCGAACGCACCGGTCTTCGCCAGCGGCTCGGCAAAGAACGTACCCTTGCCCGGAATCTCCAGGAACACAGGCACGCACTCCTCCAGGGACACGACCAGGAGGGTATCGGCGGGAACATCATTGTCGAGCATGATGTTGCACGCGCCGAAGTCGGTCTCAATGGCCTGAACGTTCACGCCGCCGACCGTGCGAGAGGTCTCGCGGTAGCCGTTCTCCTTGATGAAAACCTTGGAGAGGGCGCGCTTCATCTTCGCACCGACCAGGATCGTGCGGGTCTCGCCCTCACGGATACCGCCGTGCTCCCACACCTTCTGGAGGGTGTCCAGCACGAGGTCCTCGGTCAGGTTGCCGGTGCCCGCCACCACGTTGGTGGTGATGGCCTCGACAAGACCACGCGTCTTACGCGGGGTCGTGTTGTCCGTGGGGTTCTGGTAGGTGCCCGTGATGAAAGCCTTGTTCACGTCTCGGGCGACCTGCTTCAGGGACAGGTCGAGCTGGTGCTTCAGCTCGGACTCGGGCATGGTCGTGGTGCCAATGGTCACCAGCTTCTCGCCGTCGGTCGAGCGCATACGAGTGGTGGCCTGTCGCGTGTAGGACAGCTCCACCGCCTCCTGGTGAATCTCCAGGACGTTGGACACGCGGGAACGCGGGCGCTCCTCGCCGTTGGGAGCCTGAGCGCCCTCGGTGCGCTGACGGGTAATATCCGCGTCGCGCAGGTCCTCGGTCTGCCACTCGATGAGAGTGGACCCCGCCGACTCGCCACCCGTCAGGCCACCGATAGCGGCCAGGAACGGAGTGTCATCCTTGGAGACCAGGAACAGGTCTCCGGTGTAGTTGGGCAGATTGTAGGTCGTACCCTGACCAGTAACGCCGGTCATGTTTCCTCCTAGATGAGATTGGACGCAGCCGAGAGCTTCGCCAGCTTGAGGCTGGAGAGCGCGGCGTGGTCGCCGTTCGCCTCAGCGCGGGCGATCATCTCGTCAACGCTGAGCACCTCCCCGCCGGGGTTCTTCGTCCCCACGGTGGGGAGCGTGGGCGTGGAGGCAGCCCCGGCGGGTGCCGGGGTGGACTTAGCGAGGCCCGCCAGGGCCTCATTCAGAGCCTCAAGGTCCGCGTCGTCGCGGATGAAGGACCCGAGCGAGGCCGGGATGCCCGCCTTCTCCAGGCGCTGCGCGCGCTTCGCCTCGCGCTCGCGGGCCTCCTCGCGGTCGCGCATCTCCTGGAGCTGCGCCTGAAGGGCCTCGACAGTCTCCTGGAGCGCCTTCACCGCGTCCGGAGTGCCCTCAGTGGGCGCTTCGGGAGCCGCCGGGGCGGCCTCGTCCTTGGCCTCGGGCGCTTCGTGGGAGTCCGCGGACTCCTCGGAGGCCTCCTCAGCCGGTGCCTCGGGAGCCGCCGGAGCGGCCTCGTCCTTGGCCTTGGGCGCTTCGGGAGCCACCGGAGTGGCCTCCGGTGCCTCGGGGGTCTGATCGACGGCGGGAGCGGCCTCCTGCGCCGCCTCCGTGGCCTTAGCCTTCTTGCTCATTGCTGTTCTCCTTCTCCCGAGAAGCCGCCAGCTTCTCAAGCCTGCGCGAGCGGAGCGCCCGCGAGGGACGATCCACACCCTGACCATCCGAGAACATTTCGGGGTGGCCGTCCCGCATATACGCCGTAATTATACGCCCAGATGGTGCCTTCACACCATCTTTCACCGCAGCACGGCGCGCCGACAGGTACGCCGCGTACATATCGTCCGGATGGTAACCAGGAAGGGCCTTGTGCTCCCAGTCCGGCACGATCCGACAGTCACAGGAGTCGTGGTACTCGTGCCCGGCCCCTCCCGCGAGGTCTTTCGAGTGATACACCCACCCGCGAGAGGCCAGAAGCGTGCAGAAAGCGCACGTCTTGCCGACCGGCACGCGGGCAAAGCGCGGGGCGCTCGGGTCCAGGTCCGCCGCCCGAAGGATCGACCGGCGCGCCCCTGTCTGAATCTCGCGCCCGATGGCCCCGGCCACGACGCGGATCGCCTTCCCTGGGTTGTCGTGCCCGAGGCCCGCCGCGTAGCGGCTCAGCCGGTCGATCCGCTCCACCGAGTCCGCCGGAATCAGCGCCTTCGGCGTGTACGCCGTCTTGTAGGAGGGGCGCAGCTCCTGATACCAGTCGAGCGCGCCCTGCGTCAGCGCCGGGCCATAAGCGTCCACGAGGCTGCTCAGGAAACGCTTCATCTCCTCCCGCGACAGCGGGATGTCCTCGAAGTTCAGGACGCGAAACAGGCTCACCAGCTGGTCCTCCGCGCCCGTGAGCGTCGCCCTGACCAGCTGATCGTAAACTTTCAGCTGCTCAGATGAGGTCAAAATCACCACCCCCGGCGGCAGGGCCGCGAGCGCCACGCAGAATCGCATCCAGGTTATCCCGGCCCCGCTGCTGCTCGATCTGCGCCCGCATCCTCGTAATCTGCTGGCGCGTGTAACCCAGCTCCTCCAGGGCGACATCCGTCTTGCCGATCTCCGGGATAGCCTGAATCTGCTTGATCATGGCATCCGACTGGGAGACAATCGACGGGCGAGCCGGGTTGCGCCAATGCGTCGAGATACGCGCCGCGTCCTCGGGCAAGACCCCATCACGCAGCATCAGAATGTTGCGATACACGCGGTTAAGCGCATAGCTGTTCGCGTCGTTGAAGTCGGAGGCTTCGGTCACCAGCTCCTCGCGCGCCGCGTAAATCGCGTCCGCCGAGGATGGGTTGTCCTGGACGATACCGAGGGACCCCACCGGGAGGGACAGCGCGCCCGCCAGCTCCTGCGCCAGCTCACGGAGCTGGTCGACGTATGGCTGCATGGACTGCTGGGGGATCATGTCGACCTCGGGAAGGTCGCCTTCCTCGTCGCGGGATATGCCCTTGACCGACCCGAGCCGCCAGCTCCAGGACCCCTTAATCTGGTCGAACGTCGCCCTATCCACGCCGCGCAAGAGCAGGCCGGGAGCCGTGAACAGCTCCGAGGACACGTCCATGCGCATCGACGCGCGCACGGCGCGGTCCACGATGGACAACACGCCGTCCGTGAGCCTCGAGCGCCCCAGCGGGCGATCCAGGTTGCCGCGATAGACGAGCGCCTCCATAGGCGTGCGCCCCAGGTTGTGCTCCACGTGCCCCGTCACGAACCACCCCTGAGCGCCCAGCGGGGCCATGCTCACCATCACATGCGGGGTCAGCAGGATCAGCTCGGTTGGCCGACCGAGATAGTCCACGTCGTTGATCAGCAGACCGGCGCGGATGCCCCGTCGACGACGATCCCACAAGGCCGCCGCCGTCATAGCCGAGTACGGGAGGACGAGGACCGGCGGGGCACCCGCC